TCGTGGTCCATAATACCAGTCAAACTAACGCCCAACAAAGCTTCTTCTTCGGTATTCTTTTCCCATATTTTACGGAGATATCTGAAGTTAGTTAATGTAGCCTGTAGCGTACCAATTATGGTAGCAATCTCAACTTTCTTTTTCAAAGACTTGAGATCATCTTGAGGTCTTACAACTACCTCTGAAAGATTACAGAATTGATTTGATCTAAGTATAATCTCAGAACAAGGGTTAGTTCCAAAGTCTTGATCAGGGTCACGCCTTTCGTTTCGTGCCGCGATATTCTGTGCCGCAACTCTACTAAAGATTCCCCTCTCTCCGGCTTTGGATTCGTACAGGTTTTGCATTTCAGCTAGGAATGATTCAAAGTCAGGCTTCTCTGTGTACGCTACGCTATTGTTCGCCAACCTACGCTGTCCTTCGTTTCGCCACCAGTCACCAGACTTAGCTCTAGCCATTCTTTGATCAGATAAATTAGATAAACTAATCAACGCTGATCTTCTAACACCACCGACCACTACGATGTCCGCTATCTTACAGCAGATATCATGGCACTCAATGGAAGTTAACTTTCGACCTGCCGCTTTTTTGAAAACATCTATGCAAAACTTAAACAAATCAACCAAAGGTTCAGGTCCACTCGCTCGACCACCAAAGGTCTTTAGTCTTGCTCCGGCCGGTCTTAC